ATGCGCTCAGCTTCTGCGACGGCTATGCGAACACGCTTGCGTTCGACACGGCGGGCAGCGACCTCGCCAAGTGGGCGCGAGGCCTGCGCATCGGCGGCTTCGACGACTGGTACCTGCCCTCGCGCGACGAGCTGGAGATCCTCTACCGCGCATTCAAGCCGACCACCGCCGAGAACTACTGCTACCGCGGCGACAACCCCAGCAGCGTGCCGGTGGGCTACGCCTACATGCCCGACTCGCCCGGGCAGACCACGCACGACGCGTTCCGCGCGCGCGGCGCCGAAGCCTTCGAGGCCGAGTGGTACTGGAGTTCCACGCAGTGCGCCGGCGTCGAGGCCTACGCCTGGTGCCAGACCTTCCACGACGGCTGCCAGGGCAACGGCCGCAAGGACTCCGAGCTCCGGGCCCGGGCCGTCCGCAGATTGAAGATTTGACCCTTCATCCATTCACCCATTTCGCAAGGAGGCAGTCCATGAAAGTGCAAGGCGATTCGCTCACGAAGGAGCGGGATGCGATCGGCGCGCTCGGTCTGCACGGCATCTACGCGGGCATCGGCCGCGGGCCCGAGGACGGCGACGACTACGCCCTCGAGGTGCTCGAGCAGGAGCCGCCGAAGGAACGCATGACGTGGGAAGAAGCGCGGCAGTGGGCCGAGTCCGTGGGCGGCGAGCTGCCGACACGCCGCGATCTCGCGCTGTGCTTCGCCAACGTCCCCGAGCTCTTCGAAAAGGAGTGGTACTGGAGCGCCGAGAGCGTCGCCGGCTACGCGGCCTACGCCTGGTTCCAGTACTTCACCAACGGCACCCAGTACTACGGCCGCAAGGGCAGCGTGCTCCGGGCCCGGGCCGTCCGCAGATTGCCCATTTGACCATTCAGTGATTTAGCCCTTTTCCAGCATGGCGCTTCACTCCACCCTGCCGATCTACCAGGTCACGTACCAGCTGCTCGTGCTGGCCACGGAGATCACGCGACACATGCCGCGCGACTTCAAGGCCAGCATGGGCGCCAAGGTACGCGAGGAGTGCCTCGAGCTCGTGGTGCTCATCTACCGCGCGAACGCTGCTGCGGACAAGGTGCCGCACCTCGATCGACTGCTCGAGCGCCTCCAGGTCGCTGAGCTGCTTTTCAGGCTCGCGAAGGACATGAGCCTCATCGCCGTGAAGCATCACGCACGCGCAATCGAGCTCACGGCCGTGATCGGCAAGCAGGCCACCGGGTGGCGCAAGTACTCCGCGAAGTCCCCTGCCGCATGACCGTCAAGGCGATCATGCCCGTGGGAAACAATCTGGTCGTGCCGCTGGCCCACGAGGCCACCGCCATGCGCGCCACGGACATCGGCGGCTCCGGCCGCGCCCGGTCCGGCGCAGTCGATCCGCTGATCGGCCGAGGCCTTCGGCGGGTCGACGTGGATAGCACGAATGGACGCAGTACGCCGGCAACGAGGCCTACGCCTGGTACCAGAACTTCAACAACGGCAACCAGAACAACAACCACAAGGACAACGAGCTCCGGGCCCGGGCCGTCCGCAGATCGAGACGCGGTAGACCATGCTGGACCTTCCTTCGATGAGTTGGTGGCGGCGTACTACGACTGCCGCCGCAACAAGCGCAACACGAAGAGCGCGCTCGCCTTCGAGATGCACCTCGAGCGCAACCTGGTCGGGCTCTTCGACGAGCTGGCCAGCGGCAGCTACACGCCGGGCCGGTCGATCTGCTTCGTGGTCACGCGGCCCAAGCCGCGCGAGGTGTGGGCGGCCGCCTTCCGCGATCGCATCGTGCATCACATGCTCTACAACCGCATCGGGCCGCGCTTCGAGCGCTCGTTCAGCGTCGACACGTGTGCATGCATCCGCGGCCGCGGGACGCTCTACGCGGCGCACCGCCTGGAGCACCACGTGCGCAGCCTCACCGCCAACTGGTCGCGCGCGGGCTGGTACCTGAAGTGCGACGTCGCCAACTTCTTCGTGGCGATCGACAAGCGCATCCTCGCCGGCCTCCTCGAGCCACGGATCCACGAGCCGTGGTGGCGCGAGCTCACGCTGCAGATACTCTTCCACGATCCACGGACCGATGTCGAGATGCGCTGCCCGGCGTCGCAGTTGCGCCTGGTGCCCGCTCACAAACGCCTCACGAACCAACCCGCGCACTTGGGGCTTCCGATCGGCAACCTATCGAGCCAGTTCTTCGCCAACATCTACCTCGACAGGCTCGACCAGTTCGCCAAGCACCAGCTGCACGTGCGTCGCTATGTCCGCTATGTAGATGACTTCGTGCTCCTGCACGAGTCGCCGGCGTGGCTGCGGGCAACCCTCGCGGAGATCGAGGCCTTCCTGCCGCGCGAGCTCGCGGTCGAATTGAATCCCCGCAAGACGGTGCTGCAACCGATCGCGCGCGGCATCGACTTCGTGGGCCAGGTCCTCAAGCCTTGGCACCGGCGCATCCGCCGGCGCACGTTCAGCGAGGCGCTGCGACGCACCGCCGAGGCCTCGCCGGCGGACGTCTTCGCGACGGCGAATAGCTACTTCGGCCTGATGCGCCAGGCCACCGCCAACCGCCACGATCGCGAGCTGCTCGCGCGCCTGGTGCGCCGCCGCGGGCACGCTGTAAACCGCACGCTCACCAAGGTATTTCGCTGACGAGGACAAAAGAGAAATTATGAGCAAGGCGTTTAAGCCATGAGTCAGAAACTACCGGGTGAACTCCCCCAAGGCGGCCGACCACCGCCGCCGCCAGCGCCGCCACTTGGGAGACTGATCCGAGAAGGGTGCGGACGCATCTGCCCGAAGTGTGGAAGCTCGATGGTGCGACCGTGGATCATCCTCGGGACATCGCGCTGCATCCACCCGGATTGTCGCTACCCGTGCGATACACAGGGAGATTCGCGGTGAGTTGGCTATGCTTCTTCGGTCACGACTACGAGCCGCTGCCGCGCGAGCCAGGCGTCTCATACTTCGGCGACTTCGGTGGCCGGGGCCGTTGGTGCGGCCCGGAGAAGTGTCGCCGCTGCGGCGCCTCGCACCGGGGGTTTCGTATCCCGCCACCTCCTCCCGAATTTCTGGAGCGGTACGTGAGAGCCGCCCGCGAGCGGCGATGGAAACATATTCGCGACGTCCTGCAACGCGCGCGGCAAGTGGCCGACGCTCGTCGCGACGCTTAGCCCCATGGCACGCAAAGCCCCTCTCAACGAGCGCCTGGTCGAGGCCGCGAACGACAGCCGCTGCGCGCCGCAGCATCGCGAACTGTTAGCCGAGGCCGCGGAAACCATTCGGCGTCTCACGGTGGCGCACTACGGCCTGCAGGGCGCCCTCGCGATCGCCGACCGCACGAGCCTCGATCCCGGCGAGGTCGCCGAGCGCGCCCGCCTGTGGGATGAGCGGATGGACGGCATCTAGGGCGCCGGTTTGACCATGAAAAAACTGACGGTCACAATCACGAGCGTTAACGCGACCGAGCTCGACGCCGACGCGATCGCGAAGGCCGGCGCGGCGTTCCTCCTGGAGCTCTTCAATGCGAGCAGCAGTCCTGTACCTACGGTCGAGCAAGGACCGCGCAGACGTGTCCCTCGACGCCCAGCGGCGGGCGTTGGCCGAGCTCGCCCAGGCGAAGAACCTCCCGATCATCGGTGAGTACGCCGACGCCGTCGAGTCCGGCAAGGACGACCAACGCCCCGGCTACCAGCGGCTCCTGCGCGACCTGTCCGCCCGCGGCCGCGCATGGAACGTGATCCTCGCCTACGACACAAGCCGCATCGCAAGGCGCACCTACATCGCCCAGTCGTTGCAGCACGAGGCGAAGAAGCGCGGCGTGTCGATCCTCTACGTGAGGATCCCGGAGAGCGACCCGATCACATCCGTGATCCTGCAGAACACCTTCCAGGCCATGGACGAGGTGCACAGCCTCATGAGCCGGGAGAAGGGCTTGGCCGGCATGGCCGAGAACGTGCGCCGCGGCTTCCGCGCCGGCGGGCGGGCGCCGATCGGCTATCGCTTCGAGCGCGTGGCGACCGCGGCGGTGCGTAATGGTGCCGCCGTCGAGAAGTCGCGCCTGGTCCCCGACGAGGCGCTAGCACCGGCGATCGCCACCTACCTGCGCGCCCGATCTGCGGGCCAGGCCGGCTCCGCGATCGCGCGGCAATTGCGCCTGCCTATCACCCGGACCGGCCTTGTCGATGTCGAATGGAACG